AAAAGGACGCTTCCGACAAAGATCTAAAGACAGCATACAAAAAGGCAAGTATGCAGCACCACCCTGATCGTGGCGGCGATGAAAATAAGTTCAAAGAAATTAACGAAGCGTATAGCACACTTAAAGATCCACAAAAACGTGGTATGTATGACCATCAGCAAAACGGTGGTGGACAAGGATTCAACTTTAATACACAAAATATGGAAGATATCTTTGGAGCAATGTTTGGCCAAAGACGACAACGTAATCCTAATCGAACAATACGAGTACAATATGTAATAAACTTATCAGACACAGTAACCGGAGTAAAAGATACTATACATTACAAGTTGCCAACTGGAGAAAATAAAAGTGTAAATCTAACTATTCCTAAAGGAATAGTGGCTAATCAAACAGTTAGTTATAACGGACTTGGTGAACATAGATATACACAATATCCGCCGGGAAACTTAGAATTAGTATTTCGAGTAAAAAACGATAGCAAGTTTATTGTAAGTGGTATTGACTTAGGATTAACTATACCTATATCAGTTTACGATTTAATTACTGGTACAGAAAAGATAATCAAAACTATAACAGGCAGGACATTGAATATAAAAATAAAACCAAACACAGGTCCTAATAGTATATTGTCGATAGATAACGAGGGATTAAGTCAATTTAATATTAACCGTCGTGGAAAGTTATATATTGACTTCAAAACATATATGCCAAATTTAACTGATGATCAAAAAAAAGTAATTCAAAAAATAAATGACGAATTGAACAAATGATCAATTGACAAGTATACGTTTATATCATATAATAGTAAATAATTAATAAGAGGAATAACATGGTAGGTCCAAGTGAAAGATTAGAAGCTGTCTTTAATAAAGCAGTTAAAGATGCTAAAAAATTAAAGCATGAATATGTAACACTAGAACATATTCTATTCGCAATGCTATGCGAAGAAGAGTTTGTAAATATCTTAAAAGGTTACGGCACTGATGTTGATTATATTAAGAAAACAGTTCAAAATTTTCTTAAAGATCAATGTGACGATATTAAAGTAGAAAATCCAAAGCACAAACCTAAAAAGACAGGTACAGTCGAGCGAACTTTGAATAGAGCATTTACTCAAGTGCTGTTTAACGGACGTAACGAGATTGAAGCAACTGATGTATTATTAAGTATGTTACATGAGAAGAAGTCTCATGCAGCGTTTTATGCAGAGAAAGCCGGTATCGAAAAAGATAAATTTTCTCAATATCTACAAAGTGAAATAGAATTGAATAATGAAGAAGACGATATTCCTGAAGGTATTGCTAACAAAGCACTCAAGAACTTTACTACAAATCTTAATGCACAAGTATTACAGGGGAAAGTAGACCCTGTTATTGGTAGATCAGAAGAGTTAGAAAGTATTGCGCTTGCACTCGGACGTCGGCAAAAGAACAACGTCTTATTAGTAGGCGATCCAGGTGTTGGTAAAACTGCTATTGCAGAAGGACTTGCTTGGAATATTGAAAATCAACAAGTTCCGGACTTCTTAAATGGGTATAAAGTATATAATCTAGACATTGGTAGTATGCTTGCTGGTAGTAAGTATCGTGGAGACTTTGAAGAACGCTTTAAGATGGTGCTAAAAGCACTTGAAAAGAAAGGCAAAACAGTAATGTTTATCGACGAAGCGCATATGATTAGTGGCGCAGGCGCAGGTGGACAAAATAGTTCAAATGACCTAGCTAATATGCTCAAGCCAGCATTGTCAAAAGGTAATTTAAAAGTAGTTGCATCAACTACTTGGGAAGAATACCGCAAATATTTTGAAAAAGATCGTGCATTGATGCGTCGATTCCAACGTGTAGGTGTTGACGAACCGTCAAAAGAAACTACAAGAGATATTTTGTTAGGTATTAAAAGATATTATGAAGATTATCATAGTGTTATAATTACAGAAGATGCAATTGATGCTGCTATTAAACTAAGTATCAAGTATCAAACAGATAAAAAACTTCCTGACAAAGCAATTGATCTAATTGATTGTGCATGTGCAAGATTTAAAGTAAAGAACGAGCTGAAAGGTACAGTTACAGACATAGAAATTCAGTTTGAACTAAGTAAAGCAATCAAAGTACCTTTTGAACAAATTGCCGAAAAGGAAACCGGCAATCTTGCAAACTTAGAAACTAATCTCAAGTCAGTAGTTTACGGACAAGACGAAGCTATTGATAATATTGTTGATAAGATTTTTGTTGCACAAGCAGGACTTAAAGCAGAGGACAAGCCAATTGGTAGTTTTGTGTTTATGGGGCCTACTGGTTGTGGTAAAACAGAAACAGCAAAACAACTTGCAGAACAACTTGGTGTAAAACTTGTGCGTTTTGATATGTCAGAGTATCAAGAAAAACACAGTGTATCTAAACTATTAGGTTCGCCTCCAGGCTATGTAGGACACGAAGAAAAAGGCGGATTGCTAATTGAGAAATTACAAGAAAATCCAAACTGTGTACTACTGCTTGATGAGATCGAAAAGGCACACCCAGATGTATCACAAGTGTTATTGCAAATTATGGACAATGGTAAAGTAACTGGTGCTAACGGTAAGGAAGCAGATGCACGTAATAGTTTCTTAATCCTAACAACTAACTTAGGTGCTAAGGATGCAGAGAAAAATACTATCGGATTTGGCGAAGAACTAGATGTTGACAATTACGAAGACAAGGAACTAAAGAAGTTTTTTGCTCCTGAATTCCGTAACAGACTCGATGCTGTAATTACATTTAACAAACTTGGTAAAAATGTAATGATTAAAATTGTTGGTAAGTTCTTGCTAGAACTTAAAAATACATTATTAGAAAAAGACGTTACTGCAAAAATTTCCGACGATGCTATTGATTATTTAATCACAAAAGGATTTGATAAAAAGATGGGCGCTAGACCTCTACAAAGAGTTATTGATAGAGATATTAAAAGTCCATTGAGTCGTATACTATTGTTTGGCGATCTTAAAAATGGCGGTGAATTATTAATTGATATCAAAGACGATCAAATTGACTTAAATACAGTAGTAAAAGAAGTCAAAGAAAATGTCGAAAGTATATGATACAAATAAATTATTTTATAATAAGTTTGCCTACAAGGTAGACTTATTATTCCCGCTAGGACATATTTTTAGAGAAAAAAAATGGAAATGGGTGCGTACTGTACTTGATTCTCACAAGACGGGTAATTATAGACAAGCATCTACATTTTTTAAGTATAATAATCATCCTGACGAAGACTTTAATGTAGCCGAACGTATGTATAAGTTGCTTCAGACATTCGACGACGAGTATATGATTAGAGTAGAATCGCCTAGGATGATTTTTTATACATCTAATCATAGATATATAGAGTCACTTCTACAACAATTTCCTTCACTTGTAAAAGCAATGTGGGAACCGAGTAACGAATATATTTTAGAAAAATTACTTAGTGAAAAACATATAATAATCGATAGCGATTCAGAATGGGACTTTGCTATACACTTAACTCGCGGCATAGAAGTTGATAAACGACTGAGTAATTTAAAAGAAAAAGGAAATATATACTTTCGAAATAAAAGAATTGTACAGGTAATAAAAGTTAAAAACAATAAATCATTAACACTTGTTCAACTACTTTTAGAAAATCGAATAAAAAGGATATATACTATTGAAAGAGGTAAACAACATGAAAGTTGAACTAGCATTAAAATTAATTGATTTGGGATTTATTGCGCCCGGAGTAGAAGTCACTGCGACTGTAATGAATCGTGAAGGACATGAAATTACTAAAGATATTAACTTATCTAGTGTTAGAGAAAATAAATGTATTGGTAAATCAGTAACAAAAGACAACACAGTTTACCAATTTGATGCAGAGCAAATAAACAAAATAAGTAATTTATATGTTCAAAATTTTCTTCAAAGACATAATTTAGACGAAAACGGTAACAGAATGGCACTCGGTAGAAAACACATATACTCGTAAACAAGATAAATACTTGTATGAGTAGTATAGTTATTTTTCCAGCACAGAGCCACCCCGGAGATAGTGTTCCGGCAACAGCCATCGGCGACAAGTATAAAGGCGACGGATTTTATAGTCGTTCTGATGGCTTGCACACATTACAATATAAAACCACAGGATTTATAGGTACAATTAGTGTAGAAGCTACACTTGAAACTGCACCTACAGAAGACGACTGGTTTGGCATACTTTTAAATAGTAAAGATACTGAAAATTATACTATAGATACTACTGGTAAGATAGAAGCTGGCACCGCAGTATACAGCAAAACATATACTGACTCTACTGATGCTGTTGAAGTATTTAACTTTACTGGAAACTACGTTTGGATAAGAGCAAAAATAACAAATTGGACTGACGGCACTGTAAATGTTATAAGACTAAATCATTAGGAATCACCATGACACAACGAAATATTAATATAGGTACAGCAGAACAAACAGGTGATGGCGAATCAATTCGCTCAGCGTTTTCAAAAATTGAAGACAATTTTACAGAACTATATACAGACGTTGCAGCCAATGCTCAAGCAGCAATAGAAGTAAATGATCTCACAAGTTCAGTTACTTGGGCAAATGTACCAGATACAAATATTACACAATCAAGTGTAACACAACATCAAGCATCATTAGCACTTACTGCAAGTCAGGTTAGTGA